CAAATACCACCCAGACCAGCCGCTTTATGCTATCAAGGCAGATATACACCACTATTTCCAGAGCATAGACCATGCGGTATTAAAGACTGAAATACGTAAGGTTATAAAAGACGCTGGGGTACTGGCATTGCTGGACAGGATAATAGACCACAACGGCAATATGCCGGACGGCGTAGGGATACCAGTAGGAAACCTTACCAGTCAGTTATTTGCAAATATCTATCTGGACGCATTAGACCAGTTTATTAAGCATGAGCTGGGCGTAGAGGCGTACATACGCTATATGGACGACTTTGTAATATTAAGCCCAGACAAGGAACAGCTGCGCAGCTGGCTTGCACGGATAGAGCATTTCTTACGGGAAGAGCTTAAGTCAGAGTTTAACCCGAAAACTACCATACTGGCAGCAAAGAACGGTATAGACTTTGTAGGCTACAAACACAGGGCAACGCACAGGAAAGTACGAAAGGACAGCATAAAGCGCATAAAGCGTACTATCAAGAAGTGCGAGAGCGGGAAAATCACAAAAGAGCAGTTACAAAAGAGTATACAGAGCTGGACGGGACACGCAGGACACGCCGACAGTTATAACCTACGAAAGAAAATAGAAACGCTGGCAGGCAGCCATAGAAAAGGCTGCTTAAGCGGCAGAATGCAGGAGCGAGTACATGAGTAGCAATTTACTAAGGGTAGTACAAGAACAACAGGAAACCATAGAAAAGCAAAGCAGGCTTATTGCTGATTTAATAGCCACTCTGGAAAGCTGGGAGCAGACAGCAGGCTACGACGGCGCAGAGCTGAAAGAGCGGGCAGAAAATTTGCAATTAAGAGAAAGGCAGGATTTATGAACATGACTATTACAGAATTTATTGAGGCGGCGGCACATAACAAAATTATCCAGCTGGTAGTATTGGCAATTGTGTGCGACACGGTTTTTGGCGTGCTGCGTGCAATCAAAGAGAAGAAATTTAACAGCTGCGCAGGCATTGACGGGGCTATCAGAAAAGTAGGTATGCTTATTTCTCTGGTATTCATGCTGGCAATCGACGTACTGATTAAGATTAACTTAATCGGATTTATACCGGAGCAGGCACGTACATATTTAGGGCTTGATACCGTGGGCGTGGCTGAATTTTTCGCATTGCTTTACATTGCCTATGAGGTAGTGAGTATTTTTAAGAATATGGCATTATGCGGGCTGCCCGTAAAAAAGGTATGGGAAAAGGTGCGGGAGTTTCTGGCGAAGTATACGGACGAACTGCCGGACACAGACGAACTGGACGGGGACAGCACCACAGGCAACGTAGAGGAACACAGGACACAGGAAAGATAAGAATAATAAGGACATAGCAGCAAAGAGCGCTTGCGGGACACCGCAGGCGCTTATTTTGTATGCGGAAAGGCAGGAAATATGAACATTAACAGAAAGATAAGTAAGTACAATTTCAATAAGGGCAGCGTTTCCAGAATTAAGTATATTGTTATCCATTATGTAGGCGCACTGGGCGGCGCAGAGGACAACTGCCGATATTATGGCGGCGGCAATAGAAATGCGTCGGCGCATTACTTTGTAGGATTTAACGGCGAGGTATGGCAGTGCGTAGAGGACGCTAATATAGCGTGGCATTGCGGAGCGTCGAGCTATAAGCACGCAGAGTGCCGAAACGCTAATAGTATCGGTATTGAAATGTGCGTAAGGAAGAAAAACACAAAGAGCATGGGCGCAACAGATAAAGACTGGTATTTTGAGGACGCAACAGTAGAGGCAGCGGCAGAGCTTACCCGTTACCTTATGAATAAATACGGCGTGCCTGCATCTCATGTAATCAGACATTACGACGTAACGGGCAAGATTTGCCCTAACCCGTATGTATATAACACCAGCGCCAACACATGGGACGAGTTTAAGCGTAAAATCAGCGGACAGGCAGAAACACCGCAGGGCGGCAATGAAAAAACAATCTGGAATTTTCTTACAGGAAAGGGCTTAAATGCTTATGCCGTGGCTGGTATTATGGGTAATCTGTATGCTGAAAGCGGGCTTATGCCGAACAACTTACAGAACACCTATAACAATAAGCTGGGTAAGACGGACGCAGAATATACAGCAGCGGTGGATAATGGCAGCTATGGCAATTTTGTAAAGGACAGTGCAGGCTATGGGCTGGCGCAGTGGACGTATTGGAGCAGAAAGCAGGCGTTGCTTAATCATGCAAAACAGGCGGGCGTATCCATTGCAGACCTTAATATGCAGCTGGGCTTTTTATGGGAAGAATTGCAGGGATACACAGCAGTAATGGACGCACTGAAAAAGGCGGGTAGCGTGCGTGCTGTATCTGATGCCGTTCTTACTGGATATGAAAAGCCAGCAGACCAGAGCGAAATAGCAAAGAAAAAGCGTGCAGAGTACGGCGAGGGATACTATAAAAAGTATGCAGCAGGAAACGGTACAAAGTATTACAGAGTGCGCAAGAGCTGGACGGACGCAGCAAGCCAGCTGGGGGCGTTTACGTCGCTGGAAAATGCAAAGAGCGCTTGCAAGGCGGGTTATACTGTATATGATGATAACGGCAAGGCGGTATATACCGCAGCAGGGCAGCAGGCAAGCGCAGGCGTTCCGTTTAGCGTACAGGTAGATATTTTAGACCTTAATATCAGAACAGGAGCAGGCACGAACTATGCAAAGACGGGAGAAACCACAGGAAAGGGAGTATTTACCATTGTGGAAGTGAAAGCCGGACAGGGTGCAAGCGTTGGCTGGGGACGTTTGAAGAGTGGCGCAGGCTGGATTAGCTTAGATTATGCCACAAGATTAGCTTAAGTTTTCGAGGGTGGGCGGTTCGCTGTCTGCCCTCTATTTTTTTGCAATTTTATAGGATTTTCTGCATAAAAGCGTTGACAATATACCAAAGTTGGTATATAATAAAATCATGGAAAGGAGATAAGAACAAATAAGAGGCAAAGCCACTGGAAAGGAGAAACGGCACAATGGGTAAGAAAAAGAAACAAAAGAAAAAGCCTATCGAATGGCGAGACCTGACAATCAACGCATTGATAGACTTAATCATAGGCATAATACTTATCATAATCGGTAAGTACATAGGTTAGGGCGAAAGCCCTAACCGACAGGCGGGCGATAAGCCCGCCGCCTATAAAAAATATAACACAAACCCACAGCCGAGTAAAGAGTATGCTTTTGAAATTAGGAGTATTTTTAGTAGTAGTAGGACTGGTAAAGCTGCTTATTGCTTTCGTTTTGAGAGCAAAGGAAAAGAGAGGTAAGGCATGAACTTAGGCGAGAACATAAGGAAAGCACGAAAAGCGGCGGGCGTTTCACAGTCAGAACTTGCGGAACGCCTGCAAGTCCACCAGAAAGATATAAGCAGGTGGGAGAATGGGGCGCACGCACCGACAATAGAAATGTTTGCGAAAATATGCAGAGAGCTTAACGCCTCTGCTGATGAAATTTTAGAATTGAAGTAGATACGAAAGCGAGGGCTTACTATGACAAAGAAAAAGGTAATTTTAGTGGCAGCGGCTGCATTATTTGCAGTAAGCGGTTTAACGGCGCTGCCGTCTGGAAATATAACAGGTGGGGTGGGCTGCATTGTGGTTGCGGCAGTATGCGCCTATTTTGGACTGAAAAAGAAAAGCGCAGGAAAAGAGAACGAAAACAGAACGCCTGCGCCTGCCGCTGCATCTGGTGGCAGAGTTTTAGATACAATCAGAACGAAAGTAGTAGGCGTGACGTTCAATAATGAGGACGGAGAAAACAGGCAGGATATTTTAAGCAAAATGTCCGGTAGTGAAGATATTACAGTAGAAAAGTACACATACAACGGAGAGCCTGCCGCATACGTAAAGTGGGGCGATAAGGTAATAGGCAATCTATCGGCAGAACTGGCGGGGGACTTAGCGAGAAAGTACCCGAAAGCCCGCTACACCGCAGAAATACTGGAAATTTCTGGGGAGACTGTCCGAAAACTCGGATGATCTAATCTAATGAGAAAAAGATTGATATGCTCTCGTGAGCGTTCAATATAAATTAAAATTGCACATTGAAAACTGAATAAAGTACACAGAAATCATGCATCTATGTTTCAAATATAGTATAATGAAACCAGAAAAAAATTGTTCTGAGGTGAATTGAGATGCCATATGTTTCAGGTTTTGACCGTGACCAGCTGATGTGCTGTTCATGGGACGCATTTGTAGATAAAGAAAGTATTGCAAGGATAATTGATGCGTTTGTGAACCATCTTGATATAGGGAAATACGGTGTAAAACCTGTGGCAGCAGAAGGCCGTCCATCTTATGATCCTAAGAGCCTTTATAAGATCTATATTTACGGAAGCAGGAAAGGTATCCGTTCTTCGCGGAAACTGGCTGAAAGCTGTAAAGTAAATCTTGAAGTGAAATGGATGATCGGCGGTGTAGAACCGGATTTTCGAACCATTGCAGATTTCAGGAAAAACAACATAGACAGCTTGAAAGAGATTTTTTATGAATTCAACCGTCGGATCTCCGGTGCAGTGGAATGGGGATTTTCTTCCGTGGATGGAACAAAGATCCAGGCGGATAACGCAAAAGATAACAACTTTACCAAAAACAAATTGGATGACAGGATCAAATGGCTGAATGGTCATACAGATGAGTATCTGAGAATCCTGAATGAAATGGACAAGCAGGAAGAAGCAGACGAGATTTCAGAAGAACTGACAAGAGAAAATCTTGAAGCCAAGTTAAAAGAAGCACAGGAGAGACTTGCCAGATACGAGGGTTATCAGAAGCTGATGGAAGAAACCGGTGCATCCCAGCTTTCGATCACAGATGCGGATGCAAAACTCATGAAAAATAAAAATGGGTTTGCAGTAGCATATAACCCACAGACGGCGGTAGATTCTGAAACACATCTGATCCGTGATTTTCAGATGACCAATCAGGTAACCGACCATGGATTACTGGAAAGTACGATGCAGGGGATAAAGAGCTCTGAACCGGAAAAGATCATAGAAGTAGTAGCAGATAAAGGTTATGAAGCTGCGGAAGATATGGTGGAGTGTCTGGAGAACGGTATTATCCCACATGTCATAACAGATGATGGAAAAGACGGTTATGACATAGAAATTCCTTATGAAGAGGCAGAAACGGATACTGCCAGCACAGAGCCAGAAGAACTGAAGAAAGCACTGCATGCAGGTAAGATACCGGAAGTTTATGCAGAAGTGATACAGGATATGAAGGTAGAAACAGTCCGTCGTAAAGTGGTAGATGAAAAACAGGAAAACAGCAGTGTCTATGGAAGTCCTGAGGAAATGCAGGAAAAAGCAAAAGAAGGTTATTTTGTCAGAGATCCTGAAAGAAACCTAGTATACTGTCCGGCTGGGGAAATCCTGAGACAGAAGAGCATAAAGAAAAACGGGAATATCCGCTATGCCAACAAAAATGCGTGTAAACATTGCCCGAACCGTAATAAGTGTTACAAGGGAAAAGGCGAATGGAAAGAGATCGACTTTACTAAAGATCAGCTGGTAAAACCATGTAAGGGCTGGCTGGAAGCCGAAGGAAAGAAGCAGGAGGAAACAAAAACGGGTGAAAAATGGCATTATGAAAAAAGAAAGGTTGTGAAGTTTTTCCTGAAACCGGATAAAGAAAAGATGAGCCGGAGGATGTGCCTGTCGGAGCATCCGTTTGGAACAATAAAACGAGCAATGGGAGCCACTTATTTTCTTTTAAGGGGAATACGGAAAGTGGCTGGAGAGTTTGCGCTCTTTTGTCTGGGGTACAACCTGGAACGGGCGAAGAATCTCCTTGGATTTCAAAAAATGATGGAATTGATGGAACAGGCATAAGCCTCTTTCTTCATCCTGTGTATTTTATTCAGTTTTCAATGTCACAGATGAAGGAAAGGGGCTAAATTTATGCATGAAGATAAGGTTTTCGGACAGGCTGTGGGGGGGTACAGATGTTCGGGTGCAATATAGAGCTTGACGTAATCGAGGACGAAACGCCCAGCGTAAGCCAGCATACGGGAGAAACTACAGTATATGTAGACCGTAGCAACAAAAAATACCATAGTAAGCCTAACTGTTCGGGAATGAAAAACCCAAAGAGCATACCGCTAAGCCAAGCAAAGAAGAAATACACCGCTTGTAAAAAGTGTTGTAAATAGGTAAAGGCATAAGCCGCAGACTTGTAAAAGAGTTTGCGGCTTTTCGTCGTATATGGGGAAAGAACAGGAACGAAAGAGAGGTAGCAGAAATGGCGAATAAGAAAGGCAGCCGACAGCTGACATGGACAGACCGTATAAGTATTGAGGCATTGAAAAAAGCAGGGCATAGCGTGATAGAGATAGCAGAACAGCTGGGCGTACACCGCAGCACTATATACAATGAGCTTAAGCGAGGGGAATATATGCACAGAAATAGCGACTATACAGAAACATTAAGTTATAGCCCAAACAAGGCACAAATGAAAGCAGAGGAAAATTTAAAGGCAAGGGGTACACAACTTAAAATAGGAAACGATATTGCATACGCAAATTATATAGAGGATAAAATAGTAAATGAAGATTACAGCCCAGCTGCGGTACTGGGAGAATTGAAAGCACAGGGGAAAGAGGGGGACTTTTCCGTAACAGTATGCGTAACGACCTTATACAGCTACATTGATAAGGGTATTTTCCTTAAGTTGTCTAATAAGAATTTGCCAGTAAAGAAGAATAAGAAGAGAAATTATAAGAAAGTACAGAGGCAACAGAAAAGGGCGGCAGCAGGAGAGAGTATAGACAAACGCCCGAAAGAGATAGATACACGGGAAGAGTTCGGCAACTGGGAAATGGACAGCGTTTTAGGTAAGCGGGGAAAGTCAAAAAATACGTTGCTGGTACTGACAGAGCGGAAAACCAGAAACGAGATTATATTTAAACTGCCAGACCATACAGACGAGGCAGTAGTAGCGGCACTGGATAGATTAGAAAGAAAATGGGGCGCTGATATGTTTAAGCGGGTATTTAAGACAATCACAGTAGACAACGGCAGCGAGTTTGCAGATGCAGAGGGCTTACAGCGTTCTATTATCAACGAGGGAGAAAAGCGGACAAAGGTATATTACTGCCACCCGTACAGCAGTTGGGAGCGTGGCACAAATGAGGTAACAAATAAGATGATACGCCGGAAGATACCGAAAGGCACAAATTTTGACGACAGGACAGAGGAAGAGGTAGAGAGTATAGAGAACTGGATAAACGGATACCCACGCAAAATACATGGCTATCATTCAGCAGGGGAACTATTCGAGGAAGAGGTAAAGCAGCTTGCATAAGAACGGAAATAGGGAGCGTGAGAGGCTGGCAGCAGTGGCAGCCTTACTATTGCGTTGCCAAAAAGTGAAAATATACAATAAAACAGGCTACGTATTGTGCAAAACGGCAAAACGATAAAAACATGAAAAAATGTCGAATTTAATGTTGACATTTTTAACCTTGAAAATACAGGAAAAATGTATTTGAGCATTTTATAGACATATGTTATACTGACT